AGAACTTCTATTGAAAAAGATGCTGGTATGTCTGTTGATAAATTCAACCCACAAGATCCACAATTGTTCTATAGCTTTCAGAAAAAATATAGTAATGTAAATAGATACGATAAATTTTCGGTTCAACAAGGATTAAATAAATCAAAAGAATTATATAAAGTGGCAGTTCCTGATTATGTAAAGCTAAGTTATGACTTTGTTGTATGGACATCATATACAGAACAAATGAACTCTATAGTAGAAAAATTAGTTTATAGCGAAGGCGCTTATTGGGGAGAAGATGGTAAGTTTAAATTCAGAACACAGATAGATAATTATACGGATGCTAGTGAAATAAATATTAACCAAGAAAGAATTATTAAGACTACATTTAGTGTAACTCTAAACGGCTATTTGATTCCTGATGAATTCAATAATAAAGTAACAACTGAAAAATCATTTTCTCCTAAAAGAGTAATTTTTAATTTAGATACAACATACACACCCGATGAATTAGAAAAAGCTAAAGGAAAGACATCAGCTCCGCCTGTAAATCCAAACTTTGCTTTATCTACAACTTTTCCATTGAAATTTGTAGGTGGTGAAGGTATATCTATAACCTCTGATTCTGCAGTTGGCTTTGATGGTTCTACTCCGGTTACCAATACCTTATCATTAGGTCAGCATATATCTACAACATCGGATGTTACATTCAACGAACTATCAGTTGGTCAGTTAGTTCTTGGTAACCCAACTACATTTGGTCATAACTTTATTAGTGGTAGTATGCATGTAACCGGTTCTTGGAATGTTGGCGGTGATATGTCTATTAGTGGTGATGCAATTATAGCAGGAACGTTAACGGTTTCAGACTACCATACAAAAATTGTTTCATCTTCATTTCTTTTATCTAGCGGTTCTACAAAATTTGGTGACTCTTTAGATGATAGACACAGATTTACAGGTAGCTTATCAGTCACAGGTTCAACATTTACATTAAATCAAACCACTGTTACTAAGATAGAAAATGATGGTGGACTTATAACATCTAGCGCTTCACCTCATAAGCTAATAACTGAAAATGCTTTAACTCAATTTACAGGCTCTAATTATACTAGAGATGTTGCTATAATTAATTATCTTAGAAAAAATTTCTACAAGATATCTAGTGGTATAGTAGGAGTGAATACTGCAAGCTTTAGTGCTGTTACCGCTTCAGCTCCAACTGGCTATACATCAACCACCGAAAATGATTTCATATTTTTTATTAATGGTCAATATATGGAACACGATGCTATATCATTAAAGCAGAATGGTTCTACGCTCCATCTACAAGTAGATACTGGTAGTATAGGTTATAGCTTAGAGGCTGATGATGAAATAGTATCTTTCGGAAAGTTTAATAGTTAATAATGTCCATAGTATTTAAAAAGCCATTAACCTTTGAAATGGGACTGGGGGTAACTGGTAGTCTCAATGGAATACGAACAGATAGTTTTTCAATGGGCGATGTATCAGACGATTCAAATACAAACTTTAAAATTGCACAGGCAGTAGACCCTACTGCTTCTCCTGTATTCAACCAAGTTTCTGCCAGCGGTAATTCAAGCAAAGCAGTTACTATTGGAACAAAAGATAGACATATAATTTTACATTATCATGGTATATCAGGATCAGGCGATATGTATCATGACTTAGTTATATCAGGTGATTTTAGTATGATAAAGGGTTATAATCCCTCGCCAACTGCTGGTTTATTCGTTGGTGGTAAGGTATCCTCTAAAAATCTCATAGTGCTTCATGGTGGAGTAACCTCATCAGCAATATTTAGAAGCGGATCGACATTGTTTGGTGATACCAACGATGATGTCCACGGAGTATCCGGATCATTCTCTATGACTGGAGAACAGACAGGCGATATTAAATACAGCACTTTTACTTTTAATAATTATACCATCGATGACTTTTCTCAAAAGCCTTGGGTAAAGACAATTGCTTATGTAACATCCTCTTTTAGAGAAATGGGATTAGCTTATGGAGAAAGTAGTAGTAGCTTGGTTAGCGAATTTACCGCTCGTAACTATTTGGATAGTATACATAACTATAAACATTTAAGAAAGAATTTTGTTCATACAGGAAGTATACAAAGCGGAGATACAGTTCATTTCACTGCCGTAACTGCATCTGATGATTTTAGGTTAAAAGCTACTAATATGAACGATTTTTATTTTTGGATTAATGGAATGTTGATGGAGCCGGATGCTCTTTCAATTCAACAAAATAGCTCTATCTTTGCTTTGAATGTTAATACTTCATCTTTAGGATATTCTTTAGATGCTTATACCGATGAAGTGGTTACTATGGGTAAATTTAATTCGTAAAAAGACAATAGTTCCACTTTTCTTTTACTATTTTCTTATATTTATTATTATGAGAAAACGCCATTGGAAGGATAGAAAAAATAGAAAATGTCCTGATTGTAATAGATTAATCTATTATACCAGAAAAGATGCTTTTGATAGAGCAGTAGGTAACAATACAGTCTGTAAATCGTGTGCTCAAATGGACAGAAAGTTAGCCTTAAATACGATTGAAAAGATGAAACAGCCAAAAACCATTCAACACAAAGAGAAAATATCAAAAGGCTTACAGAAGTGGTGGGAAACTAAAAAAAATATCGATGTAGAGTGGAGTAATACAAAACAAATAGATTAATTATATAAATTAGTAAATAAAAAATACACTTTAGTAAAAAAAAGTTCTATTTATATCAATAGATATATAATAAAGTTATAAAATTTGTAAAAAAAATATATATCAAAATAAACATAAGGAGTTAAAATTATGGCTGAAATTAAATTCACCGAAGAGGATATAACATCATTAAATGAGCTTAGTCAAAAATATCAATCAGTTCAAATGGGATTTGGTCAAATTCGTGTCCAAAAAATTCTATTAGATCAACAGAAAGCTAATCTTGAAGAAGCTGAAGCTAAATTAGAAGCTGATTATATTGATAACCAAAATTCAGAACGGTCTTTAGTATCGGAATTGAATGAAAAATATGGACCAGGCACATTAGATCCACAAACAGGAGTATTTACACCAACAGAAGAAGTTTCCGAAGAGGAAGATAAGTAATAAATAGTAAAAAATAAATTCCTCAGTAACTGTATTTGGGAATTTTAAGTTATATTTATATATAACCAAAATTTTATTTAATTTAACTTAGGAGAAATCTAATGGCAGAAAGAATTGTCAGTCCTGGTGTCTTTACCAGAGAAAGGGATCTATCTTTCTTACCTGCAGGTATAGGAGAAATTGGAGCAGCTATAGTCGGACCAACAAAAGAAGGTCCTTCATTTGTTCCAACAGTAGTAACAAGCTTTGCAGACTTTGAAACGAAGTTTGGATCTTACACTACGGATTACTATACACCATATGCAGTTCAAGAATATTTTAGAGGAAACGCAGCATCAGTAACAATCGTTAAGGTTGGATATATCGGTGGTTATAAAGCTGATAGTATGAATGTTATATCGAATGGTCATGTTGTAGCAACATTTGCACCATCCGCACAAAATTCGTCAGGCGCAGGAACTATTACTGGTTCTCTTGCTGCTACACCAATAGTAGATGGTTTTACTATGGGGTTAACCGGAAGTGGTGTTTCTGTTGAAGCTAGTTTAGGTGCTACTTCGATTCATAGTGGAACTGGCTTAACTTTAGAAAACGCTGTTCATGATGATGCTTTGACTCCAAAGCTCGGTAACGTTACAACTGCTGGTTATATGTATAGAAACTTTAGTGACCAATCGGTAGTAGATTTAATTAGAAACTTTGGAGCTGCAGCCACTCCCGTATCATTAGAGTCGGTGACCAGTGGATTGAATTTCAATAGTGGAACAGAAACAGTAAATTCTACAACTTATAAATCTACCATTACTGGAAACTCAGATGCTGCTGCTGCTAGAACACCTTTTATAATTGCGCAAGATAGCACAGAATTATTTAGGGTTTACAACAGAATAGATGGTATCGAAGGAAATCAAAACATTGTAACAATTTCTGATGTTACCAGACCATTAAATGGTAATTCAAGTCCGGATTATGCTCAATTCACACTTACAGTATCAAGAGTTAGTGCTGGTAAGGCTTCTCCATTGGAAACTTTTACAAGACTAAATTTTGATCCTGATTCATCTAACTACGCTCCAAAAGTAATTGGAGATCAATTCAATACTGTAAGCGCTGCTGGCGAAGTAACTTTAAATGGTGATTATGCTAATCAATCGCAATATATCAGACTTGGTGATTATGATGAAAAAACATTTACTGGTAATAAGAGTCTTATGACTATGGGATATGCTGCTCCATATAATCCGGTTGCGACTACTAGGACTGTTCCATTTGTAACAACTTCAAGTATTCAGGCAAAAGACACAACGCCGCTTGTATACAATCCAGATGTTCCTTATGGATTTAAAATAGATGAAACATATTTTCATACAATAAGTTGTTCTCTTAATCAGCAATATCAATCTGCTATTCCGTCAGGCGCTACTACAGGTATTAATACCAATTTCCTATTGACAAATATGTATGGATTTGGTAGTTCTGGTGGTTCAGAAGGTATTAACGGACATAACACTCCAGCAGCTGCTGGTAGAGCGCAGGGTGATGCTGCAGATCAGATAGCTAAATATTCTGGATTTGTTCTCGCCGCTTCAAAGCTTACAACATCATCTCCAAAGGTTCAGTTGAAGTTTGCTGTTCCAATGCAACATGGTTTTGATGGAAAGTCTCCAGCAATTACACCTAATACAGGTGGTGATATAACCGCTGCTAATGTAATGGGATTTGATTGTAGTGCTTCATCAAAAAGTGGTTCAGTTGCTTATAAAAAAGCTATTAATACTATAAGTAATCCTGATGAAATTGATATTAATATGTTGGTAACACCAGGCATTATTCATTCACTGCACCCATCTGTTACGAATCATGCTATAGATAAGATAGAGGCGAGAGCTGATGCTTTCTATGTTATGGATTCTGCTAAGTGGGATGATACAGTAGATACTGCCGTTGCTAATGTTCAAACATTAGATACAAACTATGTAGCTACTTACTTTCCGTGGGTTAAGATTGCTAGTCCCGATACAGGAAAGGGAGAGTGGGTGCCGCCATCAGTAGTTATACCTGGTGTGATTGCTTTCACAGATAGTGTAGCTCACGAATGGTTTGCTCCTGCTGGATTGAATCGTGGTGGTTTAACTTCAGTTAGGATAGCTAAAAAGAAACTTACTCATACTGATAGAGATACTCTTTATGAGGGTAGGGTTAATCCAATTGCAACATTTCCTGGTCAAGGAGTTGTAGTGTTTGGACAAAAAACACTACAGGCTAAGCCATCTGCTTTAGATAGGATTAATGTTCGTAGATTACTAATCAGATTGAAGAAATTTATTGCGAGTTCTTCAAGATACTTAGTATTTGAACAGAATAACTCATCTACAAGAAGTAGATTCTTAAACATTGTGAATCCGTTCTTAGAATCAGTTCAATCCAATAGTGGATTAAGTGCATTCAAAGTTGTAATGGATGATACGAACAATACACCTGATGTTATCGATAGAAATCAGATGGTTGGTCAAATCTTCATTCAACCTACAAGAACAGCTGAATTTATTATTTTGGACTTCTCAGTATTGCCGACAGGCGCTGCTTTTCCTGAATAATCAGTAAATTCACATACAAAGTGCGAAAAGCCCCATTTTTATAGTGGGGTTTTTTGTTTTATTGATATTTATATACGATGAGAAGAAATTGAATCGTTAGGATCAGTAGTTCATCAATGTCTTAACACAAAAAAGGTTCAATAATAATTAATAACTAATTTGAGTAGAACTTAAATTAAATTAGGAGAAACATAATGGGAACTAGAAAATCTTTAGCTAAACTTTCAAGGGAGTTATATCCAGGTTTAGCAGCAATCGATCAAGATATAGTATCTGTAGATGATGCAAACACATTTAGTGCTGTAAACACATTTAGTGCAGCACCTCTTCACACAGGGATTCAACGACATGCAGCAGATGCAATATTAACAATTTTACCTACAACTAGCCTTTTAATCTTTGCACATATAGGTGGTTCATCAAGAGTTATAACGATGCCAGCTGCAACAAAAGGTAGACACTTAAAAGTCTTATGGGAACTTGAACAAGCAACATCCGATAGGGTATTAACCTGTGCAGGTTCTGATGACTTTGTAGGCACTATTAATACTAGAGTCGCAGGAAATGCTGCTGGTGATGGTGATGTTGTTTCAGTAACAGATGGCACAACTGCAATTACACTTGTAGACGATATAAATATCGGCTCTGAGTTAAATTGTTACTGTGGAGTAGCAGGACAATGGATTATTACGGGTGAGTTAATTCTTGACGCTGTGGGAAATGTTCCAACAATTGCATAATAACTAATACATCAATACTAAAGGGGAGTTTAACGCTCCCCTTTTTTATTACCTGTAAAACTATGAAAAAACTATGAAATAATAAGGTATTATATCGTAACGATTTTTTAAAATGTTTATATTTATATATGAGAATTAAAATACTAACAGGAGAACTGTAATGCCAGATTTAATAGATCCTTCCGAAATAATGTTCACTCCTTTTGAACCAAAGGTTAAGAATAGGTTCATTATGTATATTGAGGGGATACCTGCATATTTAATAAAAACGGCTTCAAGACCATCTATAACATTTGATGAAATAGAATTAAATCATATCAATGTAAAAAGATATGTTAAAGGAAAGGGAAGTTGGGATACTTTAGAAGTTACTCTTTATGATCCAATTGTTCCATCTGGCGCACAAGCCGTTATGGAATGGGTAAGATTACATAAAGAATCTGTTACCGGTAGGGATGGGTATTCAGACTTCTATAAGAAAGACATTACTTTCAATGTATTAGGTCCCGTAGGTGATAAGGTTGAGGAATGGACACTAAAAGGTGCTATGATACAATCTGCTAATTTCGGTGATATGGCTTGGGATTCAAATGAACCTAATGACATAACACTAACACTAAGATACGATTACGCTATCTTACAATTCTAAGAGGTTCAGAATGCAATTTATAAAAGAAATGTTATCAAGCGATGCCAAGATATCTTCAAAAAGATTTGTTGGCTTCGCTTCTTTTTTTATGCTAATATGTTGTTGGGGTGCAGATACATTCACAGCATTTGAGGTTAAGGATAAGATATTAGAATGCTTTATGTATATAACCGTTGTCGGTTTAGGAGTTACAGCTGCTGAAAAGTTTGGTAAAAAATAGTTATAGTTAAGATAAATCAATAGGAGTAAAATATGGCAGAAGTTAAATTCCCTACGGAAGTAGTGGATCTGCCGTCACAAGGATTACTATATCCAACAGATAGTCCTTTATCTAGTGGTAAAATAGAAATAAAATATATGACGGCAAGAGAAGAGGATATCCTCACATCGGCAAATTTAATTAAAAAAGGTGTGGTGATTGAGAAGTTATTAGAATCTTTAGTAATAGATAAATCAATCAAAATAGATGATTTACTAATCGGAGATAAAAACGCAGTTCTTATAGCTGCTCGTATTCTTGCATATGGTAAAGAGTATAGTGTAGAATATGATGGACAAAAGATAGAGGTTGATTTAACTCAGTTGAAAGATAAGAAGTTAGATGAGTCTAAGGTATCTAAAGGTGTTAATGAATTTGACTTTGAATTACCTGCTACTAAAAGAAAA